GAAAGTGCTACACTAGCTGTAGGTGATAAAATATTAGTATCAGATGGTGGTACAGAAGGTAGAGCATTATTATCACAAGTAGATACTTTATTTTCAGGCACAACAAAAACACTTACAAATAAAACAATAAGTGGTGGTTCAAATACTTTATCGAATATTGGTAATAGCTCATTAACTAATTCAAGTGTAAACTTTGGTGGAGTTACAGTATCGCTTGGTGCTTCTGATACAACACCTGCTTTTGATTTATCAGACGCTACTAATTATCCAACATCATCATTAACAGGTACAATTACAAATGCTCAATTAGCAGGTTCTATTTCAAACGATAAATTAGCAGGTTCAATTGCAAATGCTAAATTAGCAAACAGTTCTATTACTGTAACAGACGGCAGTACTTCAACTGCTACAGCGTTAGGTGGTACAATAACATTCTCTGGTACTGCTAATGAGGTAGAGGTTGCAGAGAGTTCAGGAACAATTACAGTAGGTTTACCTGATAATGTTACTATTGCAGGTAACTTGACTGTAAGTGGAACCACGACAACGATAGACACTACAAACACAACTATTGCAGATAGTTTATTAGAATTAAATTCAGGCGCTACATCAAACTCAAATGATTCAGGTATCATTATTGAAAGAGGTTCAACTGGCGATAATGCAATAATTATGTGGGATGAATCAGCTGATAGATTTGTGGCTGGTACAACTACAGCAACAGCAGATTCTACTGGTAATATATCACATACAAAAGCAGATTTTCATGCTGCTACTATTAGAGGTTCAGCTGGTGATTTTATAAGTACAGGCATATCTTCTGTAATGACGGTCACAGGAACAGATGATGGTGCTGGCGAAGGACCTGATATTGTAATTAAAAGAAACTCTGCTAGTCCAGCAGATGATGATATATTAGGTGCGTTAGTATTTAAAGGTGAAAATGACGCTGACCAGGCAGTTACTTATGGTAAAGTAAGAGCAAAAGCTTTAGATGTATCAGATGGCACAGAAGACGGACAATTACAATTTAGTACAATCGTTAATGGTACAATCAGTACTGTTGCAACATTAGATTCTACATCTTTATATTTAAATACAGGCACAGATATTACTTTTGAAGGTGATGGTGCAGACGCTCACGAATTAACATTAACTGTTGCAGATGGCATAGACGCTGACAGAACAGTTACTTTACCAAATGCGACTGGTACTGTTGCGTTAGAAGGAACAGTTACATCTGGTTCAACAAGTATTACAACAAATATAGGTGCTAGAACTTTTGAGACTGAAAGTTTAGATACACCTGTTGGTTTTATTACTGTTGCAATAGGGGGAACTAACTATAAAATGCCTTATTATAGTGCATAAATAGTATAGAGGAATTAAGATATGGCAAACCCAAACACAAGAGAATCACTAAAACAATACTGTTTACGAGCATTAGGTAAACCAGTAATTGAGATAAATGTTGATGATGACCAACTAGAAGATAGACTAGATGAGAGTTTACAATATTTTGCACAATATCATACAGATGGTATTCGTAGAACTTATTTAAAATACAAACTTACTTCAGATGATAAATCTAGACTACAAAACAAAACTAGAAGTAATGAAACATCAACAGATTTAGAAGAATCAGGTGTTACTACACAACACTTTGAACAAGACAATTATCTTGTTATACCTGATAGTGTTATTTCAGTTACAAACATATTTCCTTTTTCAGATAAAGGTAATCTAAACTTATTTGATGTTAGATATCAATTAAGATTAAATGACTTATACGATTTTTCATCAACATCAGTAATTAACTATGATGTAGTATTAAGACATTTAGATTTCTTAGACCATATTCTAGTAGGTGAAAAACCTCTTAGATACAATCAATTAGATAATAGATTATATATTGATATGGATTGGACAAATGATTTAGATGTTGATGAGTATTTAATTATAGACTGTTATAGAAAATTAGACCCTGCTACATTTACAGATGTATTTAATGACATATGGGTCAAAAGATATACGACACAAAAATTCAAATTACAATGGGGTCAAAACTTAGCGAAGTTTGCTGGTGTTACTATGATAGGTGGTGTATCACTTAATGGTAATGAAATAATGCAACAAGCAGAAGCTGAGATAATCAAACTAGAACAAGAAGTCAGAAGTAATTACGAGGAACCACCTCATTTGATACTAGGATAACGCCATGCCAACAAATCATTATTTTCAAGGTGGCAACGGCATAGGTTCATCAGAAGAAAAAAAACTTTTTGAAAACTTAATTATTGAAGGTTTAAAAATCTATGGACATGATGTCTATTACCTACCTAGAACTTTAGTCAATAAAGACCTTATACTTGGCGAAGATGTTGCAAGTAAATTTAATGCAGCCTATCTTTGTGAAATGTATATGGATACAACTGAAGGATTTGCTGGCGAACAAGAATTAGTAAGTAAGTTTGGTCTAGAGATTAGAGAAGATACAACATTTACTGTATCTAAAAGAAGGTGGGAAGATATTGTCGGAGACCCTGCTACACAAATAGTCTCTGATAGACCAAACGAAGGCGATATCATTTATATGCCGTTAATGAATAGTTTCTTTGAGATTCTATTTATTGAAGACCAAGAACCATTTTTTCAATTAGGCAACTTACCTGTTTACAAACTAAGAGTAACTAGATTCGAGTATTCATCTGAAAGACTTGATACAGGAGTATCAGATATTGATAGTGCTGAAGATAAATTCTCACTTGATATGTTAGCACATCAAATGACTTTAGAGGCAGAAGAAGGTTCTCTATTACTTGAAAATGATAGAGCAAGTGGTGACCCTAACTACTTCTTAATGGAAACTTATGCAATACAAACTCAATCACCTTATGCAGATAATGTTGATTTAGATAATGAGGCAGGTTTTGATACAGCAAGTGTAGGTGATGATATACTAGACTTTACAGAAAGAAACCCTTTTGGAGAAATTGACTTCTAATGTTTGGCGATTATTTTTACAATCAGACAATGAGAAGAATGACTATTGCATTTGGTCAAATCTTTAACAATATACAAATTAAAAGAAAAGATTCAAATGGCAATGTTGTTCAGTCTATTCGTGTGCCATTAGCATATGCACCTAAAGAAAAGTTTCTTACAAGATTAGACCAACAACCTAATTTAAATGATAGACAATTTGCAGTTACTTTGCCTAGATTATCTTTTGAGATAACAGGTCTATCATATGACGGTGAAAGAAAACTTACAAGAGTGCAAAAATATAAAACTGTAAAATCTAATGTAGATGGCAAGGTAATGAATTTTAATTATACACCTGTTCCATATAATTTAAATTTTTCTTTATATTCATTTACAGCAAGTGCAGAGGCAGGACTTCAAATAGTAGAACAAATACTACCATTTTTTCAACCAGATTATACAGTTACTATAAACGCAGTACCAGAACTAGACATTAAAAGAGATGTTCCTATTATTTTAAATAGTGTGCAATATCAAGATACTTATGATGGTGGATATACAACAAGAAGAGCAGTTATTTATACTTTAAACTTTACTGCTAAAACATATCTATTTGGTCCTGATAATACAAACAAAACAATTAAAGAAGTTAAAATTGATTTATATGATGATACAGATACAACAAATAAGGCAAGAGTAGAAAGAGTTACAACAACACCTAATCCTACAAGTGCAGACGCCAATGATGATTTTGGATTTACAACAGATATAGAATTTTTTGAAGACAGTAAAAAATATAACCCTTCTACAGATACGGATGAATAAATAGTATTATGACAAGAGCAAGAGACACAGCAGACTTAATAACATTAGCACCTGATTCACAGGCACTTGAACCAGATAATGCAATGCCATTAATTCATAATGGTGCAATGATGGTATGTCAAAGAGCAACATCTGCTGCTAGTTTAAGTTCAGGAGCAAATTATGTAATTGATAGATTTATATTTGCAGTTAATGAGGGAACATTTACAGTATCTCAACACTCAGATGGTCCTACAGGTTCTGGTTTTAAAAAATGTTTAAAAATAGACTGTACAACAGCAGACGCTTCATTGACTTCTGATGGTGCAGTAAATATTGTTCAGAGACAAGAAGGTATAAATTTAAAGTCTATGAGAAAAGGATATTCGGACGCTAAAAAAGTAACTTGGGCATTTTGGGTAAAAACAAATAAGACAGGAAATTATGTTGCTGAATTAAGAGACCATGATAACAATAGAACAGTAGGTCAAGTATTTTCAGTAGATTCTGCTAATACATGGGAAAAGAAAGTATTAGTTTTTCCTGCTGATACATCAACAGGTGATAAATTTACTCATGATGAAGGATTGTCTTTATCTTGCACAATTTGGTTGGCTGCTGGAACTGATTATACATCAGGCACACTTAATACAACATGGGCAGACACAACAACTGCTAATAGAGTTGTGGGGCTAAATGTTAATATTGCAGATAACACAGATAACGAATTTTTAACAACAGGATGGCAACTAGAAATAGGTGAATACACAGCAACAACAATTCCGCCATTTAGACACATACCTTTTGCATTAGACATTTTAAGATGTCAAAGATATTTTAGAATAGGGGTAGATGGTAATAGTCAATTTTTTGGTATGGGTGGAATGTATAGTGGTAGTCAAGCAAATAGTTTTACACAGGGTCCTTGTAGAATGAGAGCGGCACCAACATATGACCAAGTAGGCGGGACAAATTATTTTTCATTTAGAGCTGATAATGGAGATAGAACATTTAACACACTCAACGGTACAGGTTCTCAAAATGGTCCCAGAATACAAAATATATTTGTAACAGGAATAACTTCATTACAAGGATATGGAGGATTTTTTAGGTCAAACAACTCAGCCGCAGTAATACACATTAAATCAGATTTATAACAATGACAACAGCTAGAGATTTATCAAATATAGTAGGAACATTATCAAGACAAGGTCTTAATAAACCTAATTGTAATCCAATCATTATAAATGGTGATATGACCGTTGAAGAACATGGTATTAATCAAACACTTACAGGATTAGGTGATAATGATGAGGGTTATGTTCTACACGATAGAATGAGACATACTATTACAGCAGGTGCAGGTAGATTTACACTTGCAAACGCAGATATTACAGACTTATCAGAACACTCTAAGGCTCTTCATATTGATGTTACAACAGCAGACGCTAGTTTATCAACTACAAGTAGTGTTTACAATCTAGATTATAGAATTGAAGGATTTGATATTGCAACTTTATTAAAATGGGGTGATACATCTAAC